ATAGGTAGAGTAATCGTCGAAGACAGATTATGCGCCGAACAAAGGTGGTCAGATAGTTTTGCCAAATCAAAAAGAATCTTCTACGAAGGGAATGTCGTCGTTAACTACTGCAAGTTATGATAACCCGTGGATACACTTACTAGAAGGTTGGGCGCTTGAGTCCGAGCATGTACAAAACTTCTATGGTATGGTATATTTGTTAATTAATAAAGAAACTAAACGCAAGTATATCGGTAAGAAGTTTTTCTGGAGTAAGAAGACGCTGCCTCCTCTCAAAGGGAAGAAGAGAAAGAGAAGATCATTAGTCGAGTCAGACTGGAAAAATTACTACGGATCAAATCAACAACTCAAAGAAGAGTTAGCAGCAGGCGCAGAGTTTGAAAGGTATGTAGTGCATCTTTGTGAAACAAAAACGGAATGCGCATATTGGGAAATGGATTATCAGATTAGATGTGAAGCATTACTGACTGAGGAATACTACAACGAATTCATTGGTGGAAAGGTGAACGGAAAATGGTTGAGAAAAAAGTAAAAGACGAATTAGATCCGAGAAAAGAAATGATCGATGCGCTGAAAAGTTATTTTGGTTCAAAGATCAATATGCATCGTATCAATATCGAAGTGCTATTGACCAAAAACGTTGGTGTAGCAGAACATCCAGATGTGATGACTACCGTTGAAGAAGAGCTGTCTAAGATGGCTGAATATCATGATAAGTTGGAGATGTTACGTGAGTACTTCAGAACAGTCTGAACATATCGTCGTGTTTGCATTACATGGTTGCGCACCATGTCAGGATCTAAAAGATTACATCGATCAGCGCGACTTACAATGCACAATATTGCATGTAGATGATGATATTCCAATGGATGTATTCACAAAAATATTTCCAAAAGCAACTGGGTTTCCACACGTCACTGTTGACGGCAGAGAAGTAGGTAATTTAATGTATTATATTGAGAGTGGTTTATAATGTTAGAAGTACACAGAATTAAGAAAACGAAGGAAATTGTATTTCCTATTGGCAAAGCTGACAACAATCACACATTGTGTTTGTTTAGGTTAAAGGAGAAGTCGCACAAAGGTAATTATGGTGTGATTCAACCAGTGCGCGATGAAAATATTATGAAGGATAGAGAAAATGGCTGAGATATTAGGTGGTGAGTTTAAGCGCAACGAAACCAACGAGAAATCGATGGGAGGCACAGAACAGCTCACCATGAAGGTAGCTGAGCGAATAGACAAGAAACTATTGGCCGATTTCCAAATCGTTTCCTCGCGTGTCAGAGAGCTAGACGAAGATAAGATCAGAATTTTTTGGGCGCATGATTTGCCGGGAGATCCTGAGTCAGAGTTTTTGAGTACAGCTCATGGTAAAGACAAGTTTCATAAGTTTGTTTTTGTATCTAACTGGCAAATGCAGAGCTATATTGCACGCTATCAGATCCCATTTTCAAAGTGTGTCGTGTTGAGAAACTTTATTGATCCGTTTGAGAACTTTGAAAAAGAAGAAGACGGTACGATTCGAATCATCTATCACACCACGCCACATCGCGGTTTGAATATTCTGACTCCAGTATTTGATAAACTATGTGAAAAGTATGACAACATTGAGTTAGATGTATTCTCATCTTTCGCTTTATATGGTTGGGAAACACGTGACGAAGACTTTAAAAATATTTTTGATGCTCTCGAAGCAAATCCAAAGGTTCGCAATCATGGCACACAACCAAACGATGTAGTGAGAGAAGCTTTGTTGAAGTCACATATCTTTGCCTATCCAGCGACGTGGCAAGAAACATCGTGCTTGAGTTTGATTGAAGCAATGTCTGCTAAAAATATTTGCGTGCACTCAAACTTCGGTGGAATATATGAGACAGCATCCCATTGGACAAACATGTATCAAATGCATGAGAACAATAATATGCATGCGTCGGCTTTCTATAATATGTTAGATATGACGATCGAAGGATACCAGCAGATGAAAGTCAATGCGAATCCATCAAAAGTATATGTAGATACATTTTACAGTTGGTCGAATCGACAACCAGAATGGGAAGCTCTCTTACAAGCAATGCATCAACAGATCGAGGATAGATCGATACCAGAAGACAAAGGGGAAATGTTTAGTTATTCTACTGCATAAATAGCAGTATGAAAGATAATATCATACAATTCCCAGTTGATAGAACGAAGATAACGGCAGAACGTTATGACGAGCCGCCAGATACGTGGCACGATAAGATTTCTGCCGATCTACTTCAAGAACTATTAACGATAGTCTACAACGATATGCAAATTGAATTTGATGGAGAAAAGTTAGTTTATGAGGTTTCATTGATGTATGAGTGTATCAATTCTTTTGTCCTTGCTACTAATTCTCAATGGCATCCAATGCAAGATTTTGGCAAAGATCTATATTCGAAATTTGCAGATCAAGTAGGCAATACTTATCAATTGAGTTTTAATTTTAATCAAGAATAGTTTACAAACATGCAATTTTATGGTAGAATGTATCTGTAAATAAGTGGAGCTATATCGTGATTATTTTAGATTATAACCAAGTCGCTTTGTCAAATTTGATGGTAAGCGGCATCAAACAAAATAATGTAGACGAATCATTACTTCGTCACATGATCCTCAACTCAATACGCTCAAACAAAGTCAAGTTCGAACAAGAATTCGGCGAGCTAGTCATTGCCTGCGATGCTACGTCTAACTGGCGCAAACAGTTTTTTCCGTACTATAAAGCAAATCGTAAGAAGAATCGTCAAGATTCTGGACTAGATTGGAATGAGATTTTTCGTGTGCTAAACATGGTCCGCGATGAACTCGCCGAATTCTTCCCTTATCCCACTGTTCGAGTAGAACACGCAGAAGCAGACGATGTTATTGCTACACTCTGTCATGAGCATGGTCGCGAACTCGGCGGCGAACCAATTCTTATCCTATCAGGTGACAAAGACTTCCAACAATTGCAGAAGTATGCTAACGTCAAACAGTTTGATCCTGTTCGTAAGCGTTGGATTAAGTGTAATGATCCCGAACTTTTCCTCAAAGAACATATCATCAAAGGTGACACCGGTGATGGTATCCCTAATGTACTGAGTTCTGATGACACATTTGTGGCTAATGCACGACAAAAGCCTCTGCGAGCAAAGCGCATTGATGAATTATTACAACAAGTACCAGAGGAATTACAGATCAATTGGCATCGCAATGCTCTGATGATTGACCTCGATCGTGTACCACAAGACATCAAAGATGAAACAATCAAAGCAATGCAAGCACAGAGTGGTAAGACTCGTGCTAAACTGTTCAACTATTTCATCAAGTATAAACTCAAAAACCTAACTGAATGTATTTCGGAGTTTTAAATGGCAACTAAACTGATTAGTGGTATTTTTAAAGACATTGAAAAGACCAGAGGCCGAAAAGCCAAGATCGAAATGTTACAATCGCTTGAAAACAATAATGTATTCATGACGATTCTTGAAGCTGTGTTCGATAAGAGAGTCGTCTTTGAATTGCCCGATGGTGAACCTCCATATAAGAAAGGCGACGATATGATTGATAACACTGGAGGCTTGTATCAAGAGATACGCAAGATGTATATCTTTACTAAAAATCGCCGCAGTGCGCAGATTGCACAATTCAAACGAGAGAATGTATTCATTGAACTACTTGAGAGTATTCATCCTCAGGATGCTGTTCTCATGTGTAGTGTAAAAGACAAAAAACTACCATACAAAGGTATTACACAAAAACTAGTACAAGAGGCATTTCCAGATAGGTTCCAATATGAGTAAATCTAAACGAGAAAGTAACTATCGTAAAGAAGAACGAAGATTTGAAGATGGTGATAAACGTGAGTTTATTCATGAGTATCGTGAGCATAAGTATGAAAAAAAATTAAAAAACATTCTTCGAAACAATGATATTGAAGCTTTGTTAGAAGACGAAGAATATAAATAAACGTATGCCGACTTATACGTATTTAAATTCTGAAACTGGTGAGCAAGAAGAACATTTTCATAAGATCTCTGAAATGGATGACTTCATCTCCAGGCACCCTCATCTCACTCGAATTATTACCTCGAATCAAAACAGTATTGTCACTGGCGTCAATCTTAGACCTGACGCTGGATTTCGTGATGTGTTAAAATCAATCAAAAAAGCGTCCGGGAGGAACAGCACAATAGAAACCTTTTAACCCGTAAGTATAACAAAAACAGAGTAGGTTATATGGCACTTTCGAAGAGACAGCGTCGTTCGCTGAGAAAAAACGGTATCTTAGACTCGAACGAACACGTACCACAGAGAGG